TTATCATACACAACTATAAGAGGAAGAGACAATGGCTGACATTGTACAACCTCAATCTCCTTTCCAAGAGAAATACTTAAAGTCCAATGCAAAGATTCTGGTAGTTGGTGGTGCAGCCGGTAGTTCAAAGAGCTATGTTGGTTTGATGCGTCACCTTCGCTGGGTACATGATCCTAACTATCGTGGTTTCTGTATTCGTAAGAACTCCACGGCAATTATGAAAGCGGGTGGTTTGTATGAGCAAGCTTTCCGACTTTATTCTAAGGTATTTCCGGGTAAGATTGAGCGTAAATTAAAAGATCAAAAGTTGGTGTTCCCAAGTGGTGCATCAATTAGTTTCTCGCATTATGAGAACGACAGTGCTGAAAACCTTTATCAAGGTCTTGAGCTTTCTTCTGTATTCTATGACGAAGGTACACATGCTGAAGAGCATCACCTGTGGTGGTTGTTCTCTCGACTTCGTACTGAAGCTGACATGGGTGTTGATCCTGTTACAGGTAAGAAGATTGAAGCTTGTATGTGGGTTAGTTGTAACCCTGATCCTGATAGCTTCCTATTCGATTGGGTAAGCTGGTGGTTGTATCCAGAAGGTCACCCTGAGCACGGTCTTCCTGATCCTGAGAAAAACGGTATTACTCGTTACCTGCTCCGCTATGGCGGTGAATTGGTATGGGGTGATTCGTATGACGAACTATATCAGAAGTACAAGCGTCATGATCTACCTGATGACGATGACCTTCAACCGCGTCCTATTTCGTTCCAAGTGTTGCTTGGTACTATCTATGACAACCCAACGCTTATGCGTACAAACCCCGGCTATAAGGCTGCTCTGGAAGCTCTTCCTGATGTAGAACGTCGTCGTTTGCTGCTTGGTGACTGGACTGCCCGTGAGGCGAACAGTACGTACTTCCAGCGTTCATGGTGTGGTGAAGAAGCCATTGTAGAACCTCCTAAGAGTGAGATTCTGAAAACGGTACGAGCGTATGACTTTGCAGGTACTTTAAAGTCCGATGCTAACCCATCCCCTGACTATACAGCATGTGTGAAAATGAGCAAGCTGAAAAAGGGCGGTTATTTCATTCACGAAGTTGTACGGAAACGTATGCTCTTCGGTGACTGGGAAAGCTTCGTGTTAGAGAATGGTGCTAGAGACGGTATGGACGTTGACATTATTATTCCTCTTGATCCCGGTGCAGCAGCTAAGGCCTCTACATCGTTGTTTACAAGGGCGATTAGTGAACGTGGTTACCGAGTACGGACATTGAAAACAAGCAAATCAAAGTTGGATAGATTTAGACCTTTCTCTTCGTTGGCCATGAATGGTCATGTACAATTCCTCAAAGGTTGTGCGTATGACTTAGAGAATAACATTCAATCTAACAACGGATTCATGTACAAAGAACTTGAAGCATTTAACGGTTTGAGAAAGACTGGTGAAAGTGGTCACGATGATATGGTCGATGCCATTAGCGATGCTACTGCTGTTCTTGCACAACGAATCAATATCCCGAACATGGCTTCTGCATTAGGTTCGGTTAACCTGTCAAATAACACACCCTTTGGATAAGGAGATTTTGCCATATGGCGAAGAAAGAATCTGAAAAGAAAGTCTCCTTAGAGCAAGGGGATGGTAAAGCCCCTGCCATTGTATATGGCGAAACAGGCTACACTGGTTTGGTTACACTTGGTGGTCAAGTATTCGATGAATGCAAAGCTGAATTGCGTTGGCCACGAATGTTCAAAACAGTAAACCAAATGGCTAATGATGGTACTATCGCCCCTGCACTTGAATTTGTAGAAGGTAAGGTAGCAGAAGCACAGTGGAAAGTAAAGATTCCTAAAGGTGTTCCTAAAGAGCGTGAGGCAACGCTTAAAGCTCAACAAGAGTTTCTAACCCAGTGCATGGATGACATGCGACACAGTTGGACATATGGTATCAAGAATGCTACTACGTTCAACCGTTATGGGTTCTCCATCCTTGAAATGGTTTTGCGTTTCCGCAACTACAAGTATGGTAGTAAGTATAATGATGGTTTGGTAGGTATTGAAGCACTTTCCCCACGTTCCCAAGGTACTATCGTAAAATGGTACTGGAAAGATAAGGGTCGTGAAATTGACGGTTTTGACCAACGTGTTATTTACCCTGTTGAAGATGGTAAAGACATGATTGTTCATGATGGTTGGGAAATTCTTCGGGTAGAAGGTCAACAAAAGACTGACGTTAAATACGTACCAATGAAGAAGTGTTTGCACTTCCGCCACAATCCACAGAATGATAGCCCATCGGGTACATCACCATTGGTTTCCGCATGGCAACCTTGGAAAATGAAACAAGCGTATCAAGAGTCTGAAGCGATTGGTGTTGCACAAGACAACAACGCATTTAAGATTCTTTTCCTACCTCCTGAGTATCTTGTAGAGAATCGTGACCCTGATCGGGAAGCATCTTTCAACATGTATACCCGCATGATGGAGAAAGCACACCAAGCTAAACAAAGTGGTTTCATCCTCCCTATGCTGTTAGACAGTGAAGGGAACAAGATGTTTGACTTTGAGATTAAGAACATTTCTGGTACTAAGTCTTACGATGTAAATGCAATTATTGCACGTTATACCCGTGAGATTCAAGTAGCATTGTTTGCTGATGTGTTGTCGCTTGGTAGTGGTTCTGGTGGTAGTTACTCGCTTGCTGAATCGAAAGTAAGCATTATCGACATGGCCGTTAAGAGTCGTTTGAATGAGATTAAAGACCAGCTTAATCACAAGCTAGTCAAGACCTTGTTTGAACAGAACAAATGGCCTACAGATATCATGCCTTACTTTGACTTTGATCTGCCGAATAGTGAGTCGCTTGAAAGTGTAGGTAAGTTCCTGCAACAAACCGCAGCAACCGGCTTGATCCCGCTTGTACCTGAAGTTGTTAACTTTGTTCTCGCCCGTGTTGGTATTGATTACCGTGTCCCTGATGACATTGAACCTGAAAAGCTTCGTGAAATGATGACTAACTTCACCTCTGAAGCTGGAGGTGGTATGAAAGAAGGTATGAGTAACACGAACGGTAAAGGTACAGGGGAGAAAGGTGATGCAAACACAGCTAATTCTTGAGTACGTTAACCAACGCATTGAGGGTAACGCCGATATTATCGGTCCTCAAGCTGAAGCAGAAACTAGCTGGGATCATCGTTACATTCCTGAAACTAAAACAGGTGTAATGCATATCTCTGGTCCACTCACATATCGCACCACTGGTTGGGAAGCATATTGTGGTGGTACAAGCTATGAAATGCTTAAAGAACAAATGAACTACTTCGTGGAAAAGGGAGCTAAAACAGTTTCCATGATGGTTGACTCTGGTGGTGGTCAAGCTCAGGCAATGATTGATAGTGCAAACTATATCCGCAATCTTGCCAATGAGAATGGTATTAAGATCATTGCTTATGTAGACGGTATGTCTGCTTCTGCTGCTTACGGTATCTCTTGTATTGCTGATGAAATCATCATGTCGAGTGACAGTCTTGTCGGTTCGATTGGTGTATTGATTCAATTGTACAACGATAGCAAGTATCTTGAAAAGATTGGTTACGAACGTACCTTCATTACTGCGGGTAAAGACAAAGTTCCGTATGACAAAGACGGTGCATTTACTGAAGCGTTCATTGATCGTTTGCAAGAACAAGTAGATACATTGTACGAGAGTTTCACCACACACGTAGCAACTCACCGTTCTCTTGATGTTCAAGCTGTTAAAGACACGGAAGCAAATGTGTTTATGGCTGAAGAAGCTATCAAGCTTGGTCTTGCCGATAAGGTTATGACTATCGAAGAGTTTTATGAATATGTGGCAGACGTTGCCCAAACAAACATTGAGGATAAAGAAATGGGCCTTTCCGCCTTCAAACTTAACACTAAAGAGGACAAAGCTGAAATGGCTAAACTTGAAGAACTGACTGTGCAACTTGAAGCACAAACCGAACAGGTTGCAACACTGGGTGCACAACTGCAAACCGCACTGGCTGCTAATGAAGCACTGACTGCTCAACTGGCTGACTTTGTGAAAGCACAGGAAGAAGCTGCAGCTGCTGCTGCTGTAGCTGCTCTGGCTAAGCGTGAAGCTGCTCTTGCTGAAGTTCTGCCCATTGCTGATGTTCCAACATATCTTACCAATATGAGTGCTCTGGATGACGGTGCCTTTGCTTTCATGGTAGATCAACTGGCTGCTGTAAAGAATGCCCGTGCTGAAGAGTTTAAACCAGTAGGTCAGGAAGGTGTTCTAGATGACGCTGAACCAGATGCTGTTGAAACTCTGAAAGCTGCCGGTGTAGCTGCTGCCAAAGCTGTTCGCCGTTAATCACAAACATTTATTTAGAGGAATTAAAACATGGCTTTCACTGAACTGAAATTCGGTACTTACGCTTCCGATCTGGTTATTGACCACCCTGCCTATAAGTTCGGCAATGAGAACGCAAACATCACTCCACTTGTTACAGCACTGCCACTGGGTACTATTGTACATCGTCCGAAAGATTCGGCACCTACAGTAGCTTGGAGTGTTATTGATGCTGATGCTGACGTAGTTGCAACTAACGAATTCGCTGTAGTTTGGGGTGACCACTACGGTTTCAAATCTGACTTCATTCCGAAGGCGATTGTTGCTGGTAAGTATAACTCGATTGTTATTCGCAAGGGTGCATTCAAAGAATTCTACATTAAGAAGAATTATAAGACTGTACTGACCACTACTTATGATCTGCTGCTTCAACTCATGGCAAACCAAGGTCTTCTGGTCCTGACAGACGTATCTGATCTGACTGCTTAATTAAACTGATTTATAGGGACTGAATTAAGTCCCTTCACTCTACAAAAGGAAAGAATAAATGACTCTGATTATCGACAAGAATATTGATCGCCTGAGCCAAGGTAAGTATGTTGAACTGACTGAGATTCTGGTTGAACTGCCCCGCAATATTAGCATCATCGATCAACTTGGTCTGTTTGAAGAAGTATTTGTAACTCAAAAGAAAATTGAGATTCAACGTACTCAGTATAGCAACCATCTGATTAAAGATAAGAACTGGGAAGCTAAAGCTGACACCATGGTTAGCAAACCAGAGCGTGGCTTTATTCAGCTGAAGATTCCTAACTTCGAAATGCAAGATGCGATCAAGCCACAGGATATCGACGGTGTTGCTAAAGTGAACAACATCCACGAAGCTGCTGGTCTGGAAACCGTGATGGATGTTCGTATTGAGAAGCTGACTTACCTGAACAACGCTTTCGATCTGACCCACGATGTGGCTAAGATGCAACTGCTGACCACAGGTACAGTATATGCTCCATCGGGTGCTCTGGCAACTAACTACGGTGACACTATCGACTTCTACGAAGAAATGGGTGTTACTCGTCAGACTCACAACATTGAACTGACTGGTGCTAAAGACCCACGTAAGACCTGTTCCGAACTGATTCGTAAGATGCGTGAAGCTCTGCGTCATGCTAACGGTGGTAACTACAGCAAGCTGATTCTGCTGTGCGGTACTGACTTCTTCGACGCTGTTTACACCAACCCATTCGTTACCGAGGCTGTTAAGTACTTCCAACAGGATTACAACAAGCTGCTGCTGAAGACTCCGGGTACTGCTCCGGGCTATGACGCCAACTTCCGCTTCGTTGAACTTTGGGGTCTGGTATTCATTGACGCCGGTATCGGTGGTTACGATGACGCTGAAGGTAACTTCCAAGCTTGGATTGAGCCTAACAAAGCTCTGGCTCTGCCAACTGGTGTACGTGGTATGTTCAAGACCTACTACGCTCCAGCAAACACTTTCTCGGCTATCAACAAGAAAGCTGCTGGTCGTTACTACTTTGAGAAGCTGAACGATGAAGATGACCTGATTCAAATGAAGGTTGGTTCTAACTTCATGAACGCTTGCATCTATCCGGGTGCTATCTTCGACATTACCTATAACTAAGAGGTACGATAAGGGCTGGCTTAGGCCAGCCTTTCTTGTTTAAGGAGAATGAAATGACAGATGATGAAAAGATTTCGCTCCTCGCCCTTATGATTGGTGATATCCCCGGTGGTCCTTACTATCCGCTGTTCACACCAGAACAATATGCACAGTTCCTTACTTTAGGTAAAGGGAGTGTTAACCAAGCTGCTGTGTATGCTGCTACTTCTGCTGGATTCATTGTATCAGGTGAAAGTACAAGAGAAGTTATTGGTGAACTGCAAATTGCTAGTTCTACCGCAAGTAACTATTTGAAACTACTTGATTACCTAGTTAAGACAGCAGGTCGGGTTCCGCCTGAAGGTTTGATGCCATGGTTTGCCGGTGCTGATAGTTGTGACAAAAACAAGTTGCTTGACTTCAGACTGTGTGACCGAAAGCCATTGTTCGGTATTGGCGATCCTTGTTGCTCACGTGACGGGACATTTAGCTAATGGGAATGCATGATAGAATGCGTGCAATGGTGATTCGTCAACTTGCACCACAGCCAAAGGGTAAAGGGGTTCCGATTACATTCAAACGAAAATCTGCTGGTGGTTATAATCCATCTACAGGTGTTACTACGCCAGTTGTTACAACCACTTACACAACAAGTGGTTTGCGTGTTAACTATAGTGAGTATGCATATCGGAATACAACTATTGAATATGGGGACTTCCAGTTATATGTATCGCCTGTACTAGAAGACGGTACTGACACACCTAAACCTGTTGTTGGTGATGAGTTTACATTCCTTGGTACAATTGTCAAGGTGATAAACGTTGCCCCATTTAACGATAACAGTATTGGTTGTGGTTGGAAATTGCAGGTGAGAAATGGCTAACTTCTTAGATACAATCAACGAATGGGTTGAAGCAACTGAGAAGCGAATCGATGAAACCTTACAAACGATAACAATTAAGGTTGGTGAGAGTGTTATCATGTTGTCTCCAGTTGATACTGGTAGGTTTCGTGGTAACTGGCAACTGACCATTGACGGTACTTCTGCAAACAGTCTTGTTCGTTATGACCAAGATGGAAGTAGTACGTTAGCGATGCTTGCATCTAAAGCTAACTCTTTCACTGCTGGTCAAGTAGCTTACATTCAGAATCATGTACTGTATGGTTATGATCTGGAATGGGGTACATACAATGGTCCAACACAGAAAGTAACTGAAGAAGGTTTTAGCAGACAAGCCCCTGCTGGTATGGTGAGGGTAACCGAAGCGGACTTTGTTCGAATTGTCAACGATGCGGTTAGGATTCATAGGGAGGTGTAATGAGTGAATCTAAAATCAGACGCCTTCTGACGGATCATTTGATTGAAAGTCTCAGGCAACCAGATACAACATTAAAGTATCCTGTCATTCCTAACGGTATGATTGTGGATCAAATAATGACAACAAACTACATGTCACCTCACATCATTCCTGCTCCTGCTGATGATGCTGCATTAGGTGGTGACCTAACAGTTTACAAAGGTATTTACCAGATTACATTGAGAGCAACATCTGATGTAAATGGAAGTATGATTGTGGACATGAACGAACCTTTGGATGAAATGGTTGATACTGTACGCCAAGCATTCAAAGCGAATATGAGGTTCGTGGATACAGAAGGTTTCACTGTCCAAGTGGCTAGTGCTCTTGCTGTAACTGAAGCTCGCAAAGACCCAAAAGAACAGTGGTGGACCTTGCATACATGGTTTAACTATTGGGCTGAATCTAACTAAGAGGATATAAATAATGGCTGCTCGTCTTCCTAACGGTTCTACCGTTGATTTCGTTAAAACTTACGGTGATGACATTACCGTTACATCTATCTCCAACGCTAAGCCCGCTGTAGCTACTGCTGCCGCACACGGTCTGGTAAAAGGTGATATCGTTGTTCTTACTTCCGGCTGGCTGAAACTGTCTGGTCGAGGCTTCCGTGTTGGTGAAGTAACTGTTGGTACTTTTGAACTGGAAGGTGTTGATACTACAAACACTGCTTCATACCCTGTTGGTGTTTCGGCTGGTACTGTGAAGAAAGCTGAAGAGTGGGTTGCTATTTCTCAGATTACTGAAGTAGCATCGTCTGGTGGTGAACAACAGTTCTACCAATACGGCTATCTGGAAGAAGACGAAGACCGTCAGATTCCAACTACCAAGTCTCCATCGACTCTGACACTGACCGTAGCTGATGACCCGTCGCAGCTGTATGTTACTGTTGTTGAAGAAGCTGACGAACTGAAAGAAGAGCGTCTGCAACGTCTGAACTTGGTAAACGGTGATATCATTCTTTACAACTCGATTGCATCGATTACCAACACACCAACACTGAACCGTAACCAAATCATGGTGCGTACTATTACGCTTGCTCAGCAAGGTCGTGTAAGTCGGTATCGCAAACTTGTATAACGCACGGTAAGTGCATCCCTCATGCCCTTGCTTCATTATGAGGCGGGGGCATTTTCATTTCTAAGGAGATAAAACAATGGCTGGTAAATCTTTCAAAATTCAAATGGACCCTACTTTCAAATCGGTGGTTAATGTACCACGTGTAGGTGCCGAGCCTATGGCTATTCAATTCACATTTAAAGCACTTGATCGTCGTGCTCTTTCTCGTATGTTTGACGGTTGGAAAGAACGTGGTGTTGCACTGGTTACTGAATCCCGTGAGGCTGCTGAAGCTGGTAATGAATGGTCTATGGAAGAATGGACTGATCGTGAAGTAGCGATGCAAGTGGAGCAGATTAAAGAGATTGTAGTTGGTTGGGGTTTCTCTGACAAGTTCACCGATGAGAACATTGAAGCTCTGGTAAGTACCTCTGTAGGCGTTGTAGATGCGATTCTAGAGCAATATAATGATGCCTATACCAAGGCTCGCCGGGGAAACTAATAGCAGCGGCCCACGCTCTGTATGAGTCTGAAATGACCGAACATCAAGCTGGCTTGTTTGGTCTTAAACTCGAAGAGATTCCAGTTGAAGAAATCTTAGTTTGGGATATCAATTGGAATGCATTCAGAGTGTTCAATACGCTGAATACTCAGTGGCGAATTGGTGGTATGGGTCACGCTACTGGATTAGATTATAATGTAATTCCCTCTGTGGGAAAGATGTTAGGTTTTAAGAACAAACAAATTAATGAAATGTTCCCTGACCTACAAGTGATGGAGAACGAAGCACTCATCACTATGGGGGAGAATCGCAAAGATGCCAACAATCGCTGAATTAGAAGTAAGAATTGACTCTCAACCAATTAAGACTGGTACTGATAGTCTTAATGAATTTGCTACTGCTGCCGAACGAGCACAGAAGGCAACAACTGGATTTAATACATCCACAACAACTAGTGGTGGTATTGCTCCTACTACTGAAACAACAAAGGTTAAAAACCTTTCTGAGGCTATCGATCAACAGACTCGCAAGTTGAACACACTCGCTCAACAGCGTAAGCAACTTGAATCATCTGATATGAAGTCTACAATGCCTGCTGAATATGAACGGCTAAACCGGATCATTGATGCAAACATTGTTAAGGTGGGTATGCAAGGTGATGCAGTACAGCAACTTACACGTATCCAAGATGCTCAGACAGAAAAAGCTGTACGCAAAGCAAATGCTGAAGTAAAAGCACAAGAGGTATTGACCAAGGCTACCATTGCTCAAGAGAACATTCTGACAAATGCTTCTGCTAGACAACAACGTCAAATTGACCAGACAATCAATGGTCTTAGTAAACAGTTGAAGGCTCAGAATGACTACAATGCCGCCATCGAAAAGTTTAATAAAGCCCGTGTAATTGGTACAACAACACAGGGTATGATGGGTCCGTCTCTCGGTGGTGAAGAATATGACAGCTATGTAAAACTTGCTCAAGCTAAACGTGATGCATCGCTTGCTACTGAAGATAATAGTGCAGCAATGGTTCGAGCACAAAATAAGCTTGATACTTACACTGCAACATTGGGTAAGGTTGAACGTGCTGAAGTAGAATTCAGTCGTGCTCAACGTACACTCAAAGAGAACTTGGACCTTGGTAACATTACCATGGATCAATACAACAAGAAACTTCAAGAGTTTACAGATCATCGCGATAAGACTATTGAGAGTACTTATTCTAATGCAGCGGCTGAGGAACAACTTGAACGTCAGCTGAATAAAGTTGTTGGTGCATATGATCCAGTACTTCGTGCACAACGCAACTATGAGAACAGTGCAGCTATCCTGAAGGATGGTCTTGATGCTGGTTTGATTTCCCAAGATCAATATAACAAAGCATTGGCTGAACAAGCTGACGCACTTGATAAGGTTAAATCGAAAGGTAGTGTTTTCAGTACTGTAGCTGACGATTATGAGAAAGCATTGAATGCTGCTCAACCTCTTCGGAATGAACTGAAGGAACTTGAAGAACAACAACGTCGTTTGGACGCGGCCAAGAAAGCAGGTTTGGTTGTTGGTGATGATGCTATTAAACAGCACGCCCAAGCTGAACGTGCTATTGCTGCTCAAACTGAAGCGGTTAGAAAGCGTATCAAAGCTGGTAATGAGTCAACCATGTCATACAAAGCAGAAATGGCTGCTATGCGTGGTATGCCTGCTCAGTTGACTGACATTGTGGTATCGTTGCAAGGTGGTCAAGCACCACTTACTGTGTTACTGCAACAAGGTGGTCAGATCAAGGATATGTTTGGTGGTGTAGGTGCAGCACTGAAAGCTACTGGTACATTCTTACTTGGTTTGGTAAACCCTCTTACTGTTATTGGTTCTGTACTTGGTGTTCTTGCTATTGCTGCTTATCAAGGTAGTAGTGAGTTAACTGAATTCAACCGTGCATTGATTCAATCAAAGAATGCATCTGGTGCGAGTGCTTCTGATTTCACACAGTTCCAAACAACACTGGACGGTATTTCTGGAACATCTGGTAAAGCTGCTGAAGCATTGACTCAAATGGCAGCTAGTGGTAAGATTGCATCTGAAGTAATGGTTGAAGTAGGTGAAGCTGCGATTAAGACGGAGAAAGCTACAGGTGCCGCAATGGATACAATCATTGCAGACTTTACTTCTTTAGGTAAAGACCCTGTACAAGCAGCTATTCGTCTTGATGAGAAGTACAAGTTCCTGACCACATCTGTACTTGCTCAAGCTGATGCTTTGATTGAAATGGGTAAAGAACAGGAAGCTGTTCAGTTGCTTCAATCTGAAATGGCTAAAGCTGCGTCCGATACTGCTGACAAGATGATCGAAGAAGCTGGTTACATTGAGCAAGCTTGGGCAGGTGTTAAGAGTATCATCAGTGAAACATGGGATGCTTTGAAAGGCATTGGTCGTGAGGACACTACCCAATCTCGCATTGATGCACTGAAAGAACTTCAACAGAACATCGTTGATTACAAAGGTGCTGATTCAGCTGAACGTGACAAACGTTATCAAGAGGCCGCTTCCGAGATTCGCATTCTTGAACAACGTAAAACAGCAGAAAAGTCTGTAGCTGAACAACGTAAACAAGATGAGATTGATCGTATTGCTGGTAATGCCGCAATGGATAAACTTCTGAAGCGTGAGAAGTCTAACCTTGAAGGTGTAGCAAAAGCTCAACGTGATTACGATGACCGTCTGCTTGAACATGAGAAGATTCGTAAAGCGGGTAATGTATCTGCTGAAACTGAATTGAAAATGGCTGCTGACCTTGCCGCTGCACAAAAGAAACTTGACGATGCGAAAGCAAAGGCTAACAAACCTAAACGTCCGGGTGCTTTGGATACGACAAGTATTCAGGAAGTGAAGAGTAACCTGACTCAAGTCAATGCTGAGTATGACGGCTACTATAAACGCGTTACTGCGCTAGGTGAAGCCAACGTGGTTTCTCAGGAAGCTACATACTATTCTCAGAAAGCAATTCTTGAGGCTCAGAAGAAAGCAGTTGCTAGTTCTTATGATGACCAGATTTCTGCAATTAACAAGTTGCAGGAAAATAAGAATAACTCTGTTGCACAAAACATTTCTCTAGACAATCAGTTGACTAAAGCTGAAGCTGCTAAAGCAAAAGCAATGGAAGATATTGACACAAGATTGGATGTGTTGCAATCCAAAGAGAATGGTAGGATTCAAGAACGTACACGTAACATCGCTGCTTACAAAGCCGCACTTGATGCACAACTTGATTCACTTCGTGATGAAGGCGCTCGTAACGCTGAAGGTGTAGGTCGTGGTGACCGTCAAGCTGCACTCAATCAACGTTTGGGTGATAATGACAGGGACTTTGATAAGAAGCAATTGGCTTTGGCCAATGCTCTTGCTGCTAAGGATATTGATCCTGTTGAGCATGAACAAAAGTTAAAAGATTTGACTCAAGCTCACAACGATATGACTAAGCAGATTATCCAAAACGATAAGGATATTCAAGCCGCAGAGTTGGATTGGACAAACGGTTTCACTGCTGCTATCGAGAATGCCCAAGATGACGCATTGAATTTTGCGGCATCTACACAAATGGCATTGGAAGGTGCTTTTGCATCTGCTGGTGACGCATTGTACCAGTTTGTTACAACAGGTAAACTTAGCTTCAGCGATTTCGCTTCTAGCGTTATCAAAGATATGGCTCGCATTGCCTCCCAACAGGCTGCTAACGGCTTGCTGAGTGCATTGCTTGGTGCTGGTATGGCTGCATTTGGTGGCGGTGTAACGCCTACTACAACAGGTGTATCCGGTGCAGGTTCCTTTGGTCAAGTCGGTGGTAGTTACACTGGTACAGGGGTATTCGGTACATTTGCAAAAGGTGGTGCGTTTGATGTTGGCGTAAGACGTTACGCTAAAGGTGGTACATTCACTAACTCGGTTGTATCCTCTCCTACACGATTCCAAGAAAGTGAAATGGGTGAGGCTGGACCTGAAGCGATCATGCCTCTACAGCGTACCAGTGATGGTCGATTGGGTGTATCGTTAGTTGGTGGTCAAGGTGCTATCGGTGGTGAAAGTAACATGACGGTTGTAAACGTTAATGTTGCTGTATCCGATGGTAAAGCAACTTCTAGTACTGACGGTGGCGCAGGTTATGAAGGCTTTGGTCAGAGTTTAGGTACATTCGTTGTACAAGAGATTTACAAAGTCATCAATACTGAGACAAGACCGGGTGGTACTATCCAACCACAAACAGCTAGTTAATCATAACAAGGTATTGACAAAATACCATTTAAATAGTAGAATGTGAAACAGTTATGGGAGGGGTTACCCTCCCTTTTATTTTTAGGAGAAGTTATGGCTATTGAAACTTTCACTTGGCATGTTGAACGAGAAATCGATCCAACCATTG